GCGAAGTTGTCGCCGAGCTCGGTCAGCTTCTCCTGCAGCTTCGCCCCGATCTCCTCGTCGGAGAGACCCTTGGTCGAGAACCTGACCGAGGCCGCAAAGCCCTTGAACGCCTCGGCCCCGATGCCGAGCGTGTCCGCGACATCCATGACCGAGGCCTGCATCTGGCTCACGGCCTTGACGATGGGGCCCGCCACTTCGCCGTCCGCGAGGCCGTAGCTCGTGCTCCGCGATTTGGAGAGCCCGCCGAACCGGGACTTCTCCACCTTCCGGTAGCTCTCGACCATCGCATTCAGCTCGCGCACGGTGACGCGCAGGCCGGCATCGAGGAGCTTCGTCTTCGAGCCGAAGAAGGAGAAGGCCGCCGCCACGGCGGCAATGGGGCCGAGGATCGCGCCCGCCGCCTGCGCGAAGCCGACCAGACCGCTCGTCGCCATACCGAGCGACTGGCCGATATAGGCAAAGCCCCCGGAGAGGCCGCCCGAGAAGAAGTTGCCGAGCGAGCCCAGAGCCCCGCTGCCGAAGGCGCTGAAGGCACTGCCCACGCCGCCCAGAAACCCGCCACCGTCGCCGCCGCCGAAGAGGCTGCCCAGCAGCCCGAGGCCGCCCCCGCCCATGCCCGGCACGCCCGCCGCGGCCGCGGTGCCGGCGAGGCCGCCGGAGCCGAGCCCCATCCCGATGATAATCCGGTTGCGCGCCGCCGTGGCGATCATCTCGGCCAGCATGCCCTTGAAACTCCCGAGGACGCTGCCCACGAAGCCCTTGAAGTCCTTGAACCCGCCGGCGACGAAGTCGCCCCAGGCCGTGGCCACGTCGCCGATGAGCGGGATGCCGTCGCCGAGCTCCTTGTTCAGCTCGCCGATGGCGCGCCGATGCTCGTCCGCCGAGAGCAGGCCCTTCTTCGAGAGCTCTCCGAGCTTCGCGATCTCCTCGCGGTACTTCTGCACCGGCGTCTTCAGCCGCTCCTTCCACGCCTTTGCGGCCGTGACGAGATCGGAGAGCTTCTGCTTGGCACCGCCCGCGGCACCGCCCAGATCCGACAGGCCGCCGCCGAGGTCGGAGACGGAGGGGGCCGCCCCGTCGGCGGCCTCCCCGGTGTCCGTCACCGCAGAGCGCAGCTCGGCCGCGGCGGCGGCGGCGGCGTCGAAGCCCTCCGAGGCGAGCGCCCGGGCCTCCTCCTTCAGCGCCTTCGCCTCGTCGCGCGCGGCCTCGGCCGCCGAGGTCAGGGCATGGACACCGGAGCCCGCCATGATCGCCATGTTGCCCACATCGAGCGCCGCGTCGCCCATGCCGGGGATCGCGGCCATCCCCTGCGACAGGTCGCGCAGGAAGTCGGTCCATTTGCGGGCGACGGCGGCGATCATGGTCAGAAAGCCCGCCTCGACCGTCTTCCAGACCGCGTCGAGCGCCGGGCCGAGGGCGGAGGCGCTGGTCTTGATGCCCTCCCAGACGCCGCGGGCGACGCGGCCCATGATCTCCATGGCAGCGCCGAGGCCGCCCACCGCCTTGACCGCGCGCGTGATCTGATAGGCCAGCTCGCCCACCGCGACCACGGCGATGCCGAGGCCGGTGCGGATCAGGGCCGCCCGCGTCGCGACCAATCCGGCCACGAAGGCCCAGGCCGCGCGGGTGGCGACGATCAGGGCCGGGGTCACGGAGACGGCCAGCGCCGCGGCCGCCGTCGCGGTATAGACCGCCAGCCGATCGATGTTGCCCGCCACCGCGCCCGCGACCGCCCCGATCCCGTCGATCACGCCGCGCAGGAGCCCGCCCTCGCGCATGGAGTTCGTGAAGGCCACGGCCATGGCCTCGACCGCGGGGGCAAGCTCGGCCGCGATCCGGTCGCGGGCGGCCGAGACCGCCGTGGCCATCTGCCCCAGCGCGAGGTGGGCGTCGCGCAGCGCGGCCACCGCCTCATCGCCGAGGATCGCGCAGAGGTCGGCCGCCTGGTCCCCGAGCCGCTCCATCTCCGCGCCGTTGTTCCGCAGAAGGGGGAGCAACAGCGTCGCGTCGTTGGCGATGGCTTCCATGTAGAAGGTCATCTGCGCCTGCGAGACGCCCGCCTTCTCGAGGCTGGAAACGTAGAGCTGCAGCGCCTGCGGGCCCGACAGGTTGCGGAACTCCTTCGCCGTGACGCCCACCTTCGGCGCGATCTTCTCGAAGAAGTCCTTCATCTCGCCGCCGCCGGTCGAGAGGAAGTCGCCCACCTTGTCGTTCACATCCTTCAGGATGTCGGCGAGCTTCTCCTGCTCGATGCCCACGCTCTTCGACGCCGCCGACCAGCGCTGCAGCGTCTGCGGCGTGGTGTTGGCGACCTGCGCCAGCCGCGAGATCTCGTTCGCGGCGCGGGCGGTCGGCACGACGATGCCCGTCATGGCGGCGCCCACCGTGGCCCCGATGGCCGAGAGCGCACCGAAGGCCTTCGCCGCCGCCCCGAGCGACGACTGCGCCTTCTTCAGGCCCTGCTGGAACTCTGCGCTGTCGAGGCCGAGGTTGACCCGGAGCGCGCCGATGACTGCCGACATGGGAAGCCTCCTCATGGAGAAGGCCGCCCGAAGGCGGCCTGGTCAGTTGCGATTGTGGGGGATCACCCGCGCGCTCTGAGCGCCATGCCGATGAGCAGGCCGCGCACCCGCTCGTGGTCGGTGTCCCAGCCGGTGTCCGCCTTCTGGGTCGGCGGCGCGCCTGCCTCTGCCGGCGGCTTGTAGTCCGGCATCCTGCCCGGCTGGTGGAAGGCGAAGGCCACGAGGGTGGCGAACTCGTGCTGCAGCACGCGCCGGTCTTCGATCTCGCGCCGGCGCCGTTTATAGTCGCCCTCGAGCACCCCCAGCACCTCGCGCGGGGTGAGCCGCCAGAAGAGCTCGTATTCCTGCCCGGCGGCGAGCCACCGGGCAAGGAGGTCCTCGATCAGGCCGCGGCCGGCTTGGCCCTGGGCTTCGCCGGCGCCGGGGCGTTTCCCTCGGGAGCCTCGGCCTCGGCCTCGGCCCTGGCCGCCTCGGGGAAGGCGGCGCGGATCGCATCGCCCAGGAGCCGCGAGGCCTCGGCCAGCCCGATCTCGTCGATCAGGTCGCCCGCTGCATCCTCGCTCAGCCCCTCGTGGCCCAGGCCGGCCCAGATCAGGCGCCGGAGCCGCAGCATGTCGCCCTGCGACGCCTCGCCCTGCATCGCCACGATGGCATCGACGAGGGTCTCCCCGGCCCGCTCCTGATAGCGGACCTGGGCGTTGGTGGTGAGCCGGAGAAAGCGTTCGCGCCCCTCCGCCTCGAAAGGAACCGCACCGCGCATCAGGTTCATGCCTCCGTCCCCCGCGTCCAGGTCGGGGCGCCGGTCCCGCGGATGTTGAGGTTGATGCCGACCGGCGCGCCGAGATCGCCCGCCTCGAGCTGCGGCACCGGGAAGCCGCGGAACTCGAACACGTCGCCGGTGCTCTGGTCCGGGGCGGGCTTCATCGTCACGCGGTAATGGATCGGGTGCGCGGCCTCCTGATCGGCGATCATCGCGGCGTAGCCCGCCGAGGTGTAGCCCATCGGGATGGTGATCTGGCCGATGTCCTTCAGCCCCTTGATGTACTCGCGATAGCCGCCCTCGCTGTCGAGCGAGGTCACGTCCTGATAATCCTGCTCGACGGCAGGCACGGCGATCCCCTTGGCTTCCGGGATCGCGCTCCAGGTGGCGCCATCGGTGGAGCGCTCCACCTCGGCCCCGTAGGCGATGATCTGTTTCGAGGCCATCCGGCCCTCCTATGCTGAGTAGATGGTGAGAAAGTCGAGCGAGACCCGGAAGGGCCGCCCGGTGTCGTCGCCCGGCTCGCGCAGGTCGCGCGCGCCGTCGAGGAAGACACCCTGGAACCCGCCGCCGCTGTGGCCGTGGAGCACGGCGCGCACGGCGCGGGAAAGCTGTTTGGCTGCGCCGTAGCTCTCGGCATAGCAGTCGATCTGGACGCGGGCCTGCTGGATCCCGTCCGGCCCGCGGACGGTCAGCCCCTCGCGGTCGCTGACGGTGCTGAGCACGAGCGCCGGCAGCGGGTCGCCCTGCGGATGGCGGCCGAAGTTGATGCGGCGGCCGACATGCGCCGTCACCCCGCCGGAGGCCAGCAGGAGCGCGCGGAGGGCTTCCTCCATGGGTCAGCCTCGCGCTTTGGCGGCCGCTCGTGCCGCGCGTTTCTCGGCGCGGGCGATGGCCTTCGAGACCTGCTGCCAGAGATCGGTGCGGAGGCGCTCGAGGAGGGCCTCGCGGTCCTGATCCCAGGCCGGACGGAGGAAGGGCTGGGCCGCCATGTGGATGTTGCCGAACTCCTGATTGTGCGCGCTCGGCAGCGGCCCCGCGCCCACGAACATCTCGACGCTGGCCCGGTCGTCGCGGAACATGCGGCGATGCCGCTTCGCCTGCCGCTTGCTGAGGCGCGTCCCGACCGTGATCGAGGGCGCCAGCGTGCGGGTGTCGCCGACCGGGGCCTTGCTCTGCGCCAGATCGGCCAAGGGCTGGGCCGCCGTCTTCAGCGCCCGCCGCAGGGCCGCCTTGCCCGTGGCCTTCGAGAGCTTCGCAAGCTGGGCCTCGAGCTCGCGGAGGCCCGAGACGGAGACGGTGACGCTCATCGGTCGGTCCTCGCGGAACAGGTCAGTTCGAGAAAGCGGCGGCCGCTTTCCTTGATGCCGGAGATCTCGAAGGTGCGGCCTTCGGAGAGGAGCCGGTCCTTCGGGGTGAGGTCCTTCGCGAAGGCGGTGCGGTGGAGCGTGAAGCGGGTGGTGACGCTGGCCGCCACCTCGCCGGCGCTCCAGCGCTCGCCGTCGCTCAGGTCTGCCTTCGCCGCCCAGATCGGGGTGCCATGATCCGCCCAGACCTCGACCGAGGCGAAGCCGTCGTCGGCGAGCGTGGCGCGCTGGATCTGCACCCGGCGGTCGAAGCGGGGGGCTCTCATTCCGACACCATCGGCCGGGCGTAGCGGGCCTGACGGATCAGGCGCTGGATGCCGAAGGAGAGCGGCGGGGCGCCCTCGGCTGGGCCGATCCCGGCGTCGTGCCATTCCTTGGCGAGCAGGATCACCGCCTGGCAGAGGCCGCGCGGGATCCGGGCCGGATCCTCGTGGCCGCAGAGCGCGGTGAGGCTGACCGCGCCCTCGGCCGCGGGGCGCTCGAGCGCGGGCTCGGTGGCGCCGCGCACGAGCCGGGCGGTGGGGTCGGAGATCTCCACAAGCTCGATCACCGGCGCGATGGGCAGATACCAGCGCGACCAGCGCCCGGCCGGGGTCTCGAAAGCCACGAGCCGGGGCATGAGGGGGCGGCGGGCGGCGGTCTCGACCACCTCGGTGGCGGCGGCGAGGAGCTCGGCGATCAGGAGATCGTCGTCGGGCCCGTCGAGATGGACCGCCCGCTTGAAGGCCTCGACCGACACCGCGAGCGCCGGGGGCTCGATCACGCGCATGGGATCACTTCCGCCGGCCCTGCACCGG